CAAATAAAATTCTATGCTCGTAACCATCAGCAAAACGAACTGTTCTAGTTCTTGGTGCGGATCTTTTCTGTTGTCCGTATGTCGGAGTGATTGAAGGGAAGGTAGCCATTAAGCAAGTAAACCTCCAGGTCTTTTCTGTTGTATTAATTCAGATTGTACTGCAACTGATATAAGACGACCAAGCTCTCTACCTCTATCGTCATCTCCCTCTACAGCCGAACCAGAAGCATCTACGTTAACAACCACATTAGTAGATCCTCCTAAAGCACTGTTTGGAGATACCATTCCACTAACACCTGGAGTAAATATCTCTGGACCTTTTTCTCCTACAACATAAGACTTACCGCTTTGTGCCCTTCCCCCTGTAGATAGAAAACCTCCAAATAGATTTCCAAATAATCCCATACCTTTAGTTAAACTTCCTCCTGCGTTACCAAAGAAAGCCATATTAAATGCAGCATCTATCATTTTATCTAATACATTACTTAACACATCATTTAAGGTAGACGTTCCACGAATTAATCCTTGTATTCCATCAGCTAAATCTGTAGCTATGTTTCGTGTTAAATCTTTAAAAGCATCTCTTACTAACTCTGCATTTTTTACCAGTTGCTCTGCTTTATTATTTTCGTCAATAAGTTGTTTTATGTTTATTTCTCCATTTTTTATTTTTTCTAACTCTGCTTCTGAAGCTGACTCTTTAAATTCTGCAATTTGTTTTTCTAATTCTGCTTGTTCAAATCCTACTTCTAATATTCTTTCGTAGTGCTCTGTCTGTTTTACAAGTTTTTCTAGCTTAGTCTTTTCTAAATTAATATCAAAAGGATCTCTACTTCCAGTTCCATCTGTAGTCTGTGGAACTCCTAAGAAGTTTGGTAAATTCTTTTGTACTATTTTTTTAGATTCTTCATTTAAAACTCTGTAATATTCATCTGCTGCTGGACCTTCAGTAGCATCAAAAAATCTACCACCCATAAATTGATTAGGATTTACTTTTCTGGCTGCTAATGTTGCCTTTTTCTCTGCCTCTCTAAATGCTGCTTGGTCTAAATCTCTTGCCTTCTTTCTTATTCTTTGCATACCTACAGAGTCTACAAATTTCTTCGCTAAATCAATAATTGCTACAAATGCAGGAGCTAAATCAGCTTGGAAGGATAACACCATTTTTGCAACTGCGTCATCTAATTCATCGAAAGAACTATCTAGTTTTTTAAGATTATCTACACCTAATGTTCCTATGGTTGCTGCAAATTCTTTTTGTACTAACTCTAATGCTTCGGTTTTTCTTCCTGCTTTAATTAATGCTTCTATTTGTCTTTCTGTGGATTCACTTACTTTAAATCCTGCATCTTTTAATTTCTGTAAACCCTCTGTTGGATCTTTTAACGCATTACCTACCTCTCTTGCACTGTTAGCAAATTGTGTTGCTGTAGATGCTAAAGCTGTGGCAGCAATAGATCCTGCAAATCCACCACCAGGACTTGCTGCCTCTCCTAACGCACCACCAATTAAACCAGGTATGGCTTGTGTTATGCCTCCACCAAATAACAAAGGAAAACCACCACCAATAGCAGCACTTTTAATAATGCTTCCTACACGCTTACTTGCTAACTTCTGTTGCATTTCCCTTTCTCTCTTCAGCTTTTTCTCTTCTGCTAATCTTTCTTTTGCTAAACGTAAGTTCTCAGCATCTTTTAAATTTAATAACTGTGCTTCATTTACTAAGTTTTTTGCAGTTCTAAACTTTCCTTTCGCTACTAAATCTTCAGCTTGCCTTAACTTGGCTCGTCTTTTATCTGTATTTAAACCAAATCTATCTAGTTCATTTAATTTATTTCTGGTAGTTTCAATGGATTTTAGTACTGTTAGTTCTCTGCCTCTTTTAAATATCGGGTCTTTTTCGTTTTTTCTTTTAGCTTCTTTGGTAAATCTTTCTAATTTTTTCTTAAGTGCGTTAAGTTCTTGCTCAAAATTCTGAGCATTTAGCTTTATATTTACTTCGTAAATTGCCTCGGCCATTTAACGTGCTCGTTTTGTTTGTGCTTCTTTTCTTATTTTGTCATATTCTGCCTTTTCTCGCTCACTTTTTATTTCTAAATATGAACTCCAATAAATTAATTCTTCGTGAGTCACCTTTTCTCTAAACTCTTGGATCGTATAACCTAGCTTTTCACACAAGAAAAATTGCAAATATAAATAATTATCTTCACTCAGATGTGCTTTTTGAGTTTACGGTATCTACCTCCTCCGCAGCACCTTGAATCTTGAACATAATATCCGTCAAAACTGTTAAAGGTATCTCTCGTCTAAGGCTGGCACGGTCAGCTTCACTAAATAACTTATTACCTTCTTTATCCTCGGCTTTGTTTATCAAAACCTGTAAAGCATATTCTAAATTGTCAGTTTCACTTGCTTTATTCATTGCATGAAGAGTTTTATAAATAGTGTCTCTATCTGCAATAGTTAATGGCTTCCAGTATATCTCTAGAATTACCACTCCTTCTTTTTTAATAATGTAACGGCTTACGTTATCTACGCAAAATGCTTCTTTTAGCTTGTCAATAGCTCTTTTGTCAGCCATAAATTAATTTTTTTGTACTACTATAATATACCTTAATATCTTTACTTTGTCTTGAACCCAACTGATTGGAAACCCATATTTATGTCATTATTTACAAATCCATCATGTGCTAAATATACTTTTATCCAGTTAGGGTTTTGATCTCTTGAAGTCAATGTATGACCTTTTCTACCCTTAGTACCTTTTTTGTGTTGCTCATAAGTTACTGGATTTCCTGCTGTATCAGGCATAGTTGCTCCTGGTCTGTTTATAACAAAACCAGCGTATGATGCTTTGTTTCCTATATAAATAGGATTTTTCAACGATCTTGTTAAGACTTCTGGTCTGCCTGGAACTCTGTTTGTTTGAGTAGGATAAAAAGTTTGATCCATTAACCATGTCATAGGTGTCTCTCCTTCTCCTCCGTACAACCTAGCTTTACTGCCTGACGGTGGGCTACAGTCCACTGCATTGTTATTTGGGCGATCATTAAATTGGCTAGGTAACTGTTTATCTATATCTTCCTTAAACCTAGAAGAATCTGTAGGCTGCACTGGACTTGATGATACAACCCAGCTTTGAGCAAAATGGCCTGTCCACCACGGACCAGCACTTTGTAAACCAAATATCATGTGTGATGCAGATTCAGATACAGCCTTTTCGACTTTTGCGTACAAATCGCCAGGTAAATCAGTTATGGGTCGTACTTTCTTAGCCATTTGCACTAAAATTACAGCTTACTACACTTAAAAAGTGACTATCAGCCTCGGTTATTACTGAAGTTGGACCTACTATTTGGGTAACTCTTGGACTACATAAAAATTTATCCGTATAATCAGATTTGTTTACAGAAGTAAGACCTGTGATAACTGACTCGGATATTGCAGATGCTACAGCAGAACCTTTATTTGGAGGTGTCATTACACCGCATCTAACTGAACCTTGATAGTAAGTTTGTGCTGTTCCTTGTGGTTGTGCAGTAGCTTGGGTAAAGTTAATATTTACCATTACATATTTTTTATTTTTTCCTGGAGTAGTAAAAGGAGTATTATCAAAAACGACAGTTACCGTTGGATCGGAGTCTGTTACAGCATCTTGTATAGCTGTTTCTATAGCTGCTCTTGCACTTACTAAGGTCATTAGAATACAATCCTCAAACGAAATAAGTACTCTTGACCGCCTTTTAATGTCCTAATGTCCATTATCTTGGCAAACCTAGTTGAACCAGAAAAAGTCAATTTTATCTCATCTTGAAGTACGGGTTGGCTATCTCCAATTTGATCGGGAGTAATATATAGTCTTGCAGTATTTTCTTGAAATCCACTTTCTTCATCTGAATCAACAAATTCTACAGGAGTTTTAAAAGTGTACTCAGTATCTACTGTATGGTATTCTCCTGTCTCATTGTTGTAACTAGATGTTCCTTTTCGTATGTAGGTAATTTCATTATCTAATGATGTACCAAGCTGAGATACAACTTGCTTGGCTATCTTTTTTAGTGCTGTATCTAATTGTCCTGCCATTATCCTCTAACTACCCTCATT